TGGAATGAAGAAGATTTTAAAAAACAAGGTAATATGAACTTTTGGCACTCAAATGAAGTTCAAAAACAACAAAAACCCTTTGAAGTTGATTATTGTGGGTTTGGTTTCACTAAAGTGTCTACAGAAATATTAAAACAGATGGAATATCCGTATTTTAGACAAAGAGTAGTAGAAATAGGTAAATATAAAGAGAATGTATCAGAAGATGCAAGTTTTTGTTTAGATGTAGCAGAACAATTAGATGTAAGACCAACAATATTACCACAATTAAGGATAAACCATTTGAAGGAATTATATATTTGATTATATTTATGTATGAGGAGATTTGAATGGCTTTTAGAGTAGTAAAACAATTATTTCCAGCACCAAGTTCAAGTGTAAGTGGTGGAATAACATTTAGAGACCCAATTTGGGCCCAAAGAGAGTTTTATGTTGGAAGATTAAGTGGTAGTAATGAACAAATATGGGAATTTAGTGGTAGTGGAGCAGAAACAAATGCAAACGCTAAAGCTGCACAATTAAGTGGTTCAGATGATACAGATAGAAAATACAAGGTTATTGAAGTATAAAAAAAAATTAATTTTACAAAAATAATTGATATTTATTAAAACAAAACTATAACAATAGGAGAAAATAGTTATGGCTAAAGAAGAAAAAGGTAATAGTGAAATGAAGTTTACTGATGAGGAACTTCAATCTTTACAAGGATTACAAGAAGGTTATCAAGAAAAACAAGCTTTACTTGGTCAGTTAGCAGTACAACGAATACTAATGAGTCAACAAATGGATGCATTAGAAGCTCGTCAAACTGAATTAGAAACTGAATATGAAGCAGTTCAACAGGAAGAACGTGATTTAGTTCAAACGTTGAATGAAAAGTATGGTCCAGGTCAACTTGATCCTCAAACAGGAGTGTTTACACCTACAGAAGTAGAAGCACCACCAGCCGCTCCCACTAATTAATAATTTTATTTAAAAAACTACTCTAAATTAACTACTTTGGAGAAGTTACGTTATACTTATAGTAGAATAATTATATTTAAATTATTCAAAGCTTTGATATAATATTAAATAACTAAATTTGGGAGAAATAAAATGGCAGAAAGAATTGTTTCACCCGGTGTATTCACACGTGAAAGAGATTTATCTTTCTTACCACAATCAATAGGTGCGATAGGTGCAGCGATCATTGGTCCTACTAAAAAAGGTCCAGCATTTACACCTACACAAATTACTTCATTTCAAGAATTTGAAGAAATGTTTGGTGGTATGGATAATAGATTTTACACGCCTTACACCGTTGAACAATATTTAAGGAGTGCAGGAGTTGTAACAGTTGTAAGAGTTCTTGGAATCGGCGGTTATAAAGCAGATTCATTTGAACTTTTTGTATATTCAGGATCAGCAGCAGAAACTGGTCATATGGCAACTCAATCACTTGCAGTAATTGCACCATCACTTGGTTCAAGTGGTACAGGTGATTTAACTGCAACAAGTGTTACTGCGGCCGGTACTTGGTCTTCATTTTCATTAGTAGTATCTGGTAGTGATGTTACTGCAGAAACATATAGTTTATCATTTAATACAAGTAGTGCTAATTTTATAACAGAAGTAATAAGTTCAGATGCACAGTCTACAAAAAGTGGAGGATCAGATTCTTCTGTATATGTATATAAAGTTTTTAAAGAACGTTGTCATAATTTAGACAATAGTAATGGCGTATATACATCTATATCAGCTTCTGGTAAGTTAACAGCGGATGGACTTGATTTTCAAGGAGGTTCAACTGGACATAGTAATGGTGATTCTTCTGATAGTAGTTGGACTGGAAATACAGATTATCAGTTTGCAAGAACACCTTATATTCAATCACAATTAGCTAACGGTTCACGAACTAGTCTTTTTAGAGTTTATAGTAGGTCTCATGGAACTGATATAAATACTTCATATAAAGTTAATATATTAAATCTTAAACCTGCAGATGATGTTCCGGGTTCTGAATATGGTACGTGGTCATTACAAGTAAGAGTTCATAATCCTGACGGAAGTGATGATGATAATGTACTTGAACAATATGATGGTTTGACATTTGATCCAACTTCACCTAATTACTTCGCAAAAAGAATTGGTGATAGATGGGTTGAAATTGATTCAAATGGTAAATTGACTTATTATGGTAGTTATCCAAATCTAAGTAAATATGTTAGAGTTGGTGATTTCAAAAATATTGAAGAAGATGGTGTTTTTAAGGCTACAAAAACAGTAGTACCGATGGGACATAAAGCATTAAATTGTCCAATACCTTCTACTAGTGCAAGTTTTTGTCCTACCGCTTCATTTAAACAGGCACAAACAGATAATAATGGTATATTTGATGTAAATGTATTTCATGGTATTAATTTACTAGATAAATTTACAAAAGATGATAATATACAGTATTTATCACCATTAGCAAACGCAGTATATACTGGAACTAATGTAACTATGTCACTTGAAAATATGTTTGGGCACGATGATTTTGATACATCATTATCTTCAACATATTCTAAAGGTTCAAATCTATTATCACTTTCTGGTTCTGCAACACAACAATTGAAGTTTGTAGTACCTTTTCAGTGGGGATTTGATGGAAGAAATCCAGGAATAGGATACAAAACAGGACCGAATATTGTAGCGTCAAATACTCAAGGATTTGATTGTCAAAATTCTACAGCTAGTGGTTCAGTTTCATATAAACGAGCAATTAATGCAATTAGTAATGCAGATGAGTTTGATATTAATCTATTAGTAACACCTGGTGTAATTCATGGATTACACTCTACAGTTACTAATCATGCGATATCTAAGGTAGAATCTCGTGCTGATACATTTTATGTTATGGATGCAGCTGGGTACAGTGACAGTATTAGTACTGTTAAGTCAACAATAAAAGCACTTGATACTAATTATGCAGCTGTTTATTATCCCTGGGTTAAAATAGTTGATCGTGATACAAGCAGACCTGTTTGGGTTCCACCTTCAGTAGTATTACCTGGTGTAATATCTTATACTGATAGAGTAGCTCATGAATGGTTCGCACCAGCTGGATTGAATCGTGGTGGATTAACTACAGTGTTAGAAGCTAAAACGAGATTAACTCATAGTGAACGTGATGATTTGTATGAAAACAAAATTAACCCGATCGCTTCCTTTCCAGGACAGGGTGTTGTAGTATTTGGACAGAAAACACTACAAGCTAAACCATCTGCACTAGATAGAATTAATGTTCGTAGATTGTTAATTGCATTGAGAAAATTCATTGCAAGTACATCAAGATACTTAGTATTTGAACAAAATAGTCAAGCATTGAGAAATCGTTTCTTGAACATTGTTAATCCTTATCTAGAACAGGTACAGTCAAATAGTGGTTTAAGTGCGTTTAGAGTTGTTATGGATGATTCTAATAACACACCAGATGTTGTAGATAGAAATCAATTGGTTGGACAGATATTTATTCAACCTACGAGAACTGCAGAGTTTATCGTCCTTGATTTTGTTGTACAACCAACAGGAGCAACGTTTCCTGAATAAGTTTGACTTATAAAATCAAAATAACGTATAATGAAAAGCCCCTTTTTTTATAAGGGGTTTTTCTTTTTGTAGTAAAATTATAAAAAATTTGTTTAATTGATATTTATTTATGAGTAGAAATAAAATACTTTTAGGAGAATAAAGAATGGCTACATTAGATCCTTCGGAAATTATGTTTACACCGTTTGAACCGAAAACAAAAAATCGGTTCATTATGTACGTTGAAGGTGTTCCAGCGTTTATGATAAAAACAGCAAATAGACCTCAAATTCAGTTTGAAGAGATAGTTTTAGATCATATTAATGTAAAAAGATATATAAAAGGTAAGGGAGCGTGGCAGCCAATTGATGTTACACTTTATGATCCTGTTGTTCCGTCAGCGGCACAAGCAGTTATGGAATGGGTTCGTTTATCTCACGAATCAGTAACAGGTCGTGATGGTTATTCAGATTTCTACAAAAAAGATGTAACGTTTAATATGTTAGGTCCAGTTGGTGATGTTGTTGAGGAATGGATACTTAAAGGTACTTTTATTGAAACAGCCAATTTTGGTGATTTAGATTATGCATCAAGCGATCCAGCTGAAATAACTCTAACATTGAAATACGATTACGCTATCTTACAATTCTAAGGAGTTAAAATGGGGTTTTTACAAGAAATGTTGTCCAGTGATGCAAAAGTTTCTAGCAAACGGTTTATAGGATTTGCATCATTTGTTATGTTAGTTGCTTCTTGGGGAGCAAATACATTTGGTGGTTTTGATATTAAAGACCAAATACTTGAATGTTTTATGTACATTACAGTAGTTGGTTTAGGAGTCACTGCAGCTGAAAAATTTGGAAAAAAATAAATTAGTTACACATACAATTAGGTTATTAATTTTAAATCACAAAGGAGTCATTTATGGCTGATTATAAGTTTCCTACTGAGATGGTAGAATTGCCATCTAAAGGATACTTTTACTTTGACGGTCACCCACTATCTAAGGGTAAAGTAGAAGTAAAATACATGACCGCAAAAGAAGAAGATATATTAACTTCTCAGAACTTAATACAACAAGGTACTGTTATTGATAAATTGTTGGAGTCATTAATTGTAGATAAATCAATTAAGATAGATGATATGTTAGTTGGTGATAAAAATGCAATTATGGTTGCTGCACGTGTTCTTGGTTATGGTAAAGATTATGATATTACTTATGATGATGAAGAACATACAGTTGATTTATCAAAACTTGAACCAGTAGATATTGATTTCAGTAAGTTCAAAAAAGGTGTAAATGAGTTTGAATTTAAATTACCAAATTCTGAAAGAAGTATTACTTTTAAATTGTTAAGTGGTAATGATGAAAGAGGAATAGAGTCTGAAATAAAGGCAAGAAAAAAAGTATCCAAGTCATACAGTGCAGAATTAACAACTAGACTTAAAAAAATGATTTTGGCTGTTGATGGTAATAGAGAACCATCATTTATAAATAATTTTGTAGATAATGAATTTTTATCAAGAGATTCTTTAGCATTTAGAGAATATTTAGCTACAGTTACACCAGATGTTGATATGACTGCAACAGTTGTGAATTCAGCTGGAAAGGAGATAGAGGTGACAATTCCAGTCACCCTACGATTTTTTTGGCCTACCGCCGGAGTATAAACCGTACATTCATGAGGAAATATTTCAATTAATATTACATTCTAAAGGTGGATTCACTTTTAATGATGCATACAACTTACCTATTTATCTTCGCACTTTTTATTTAAAGAGATTACAGACTTTTTATAAAGAAGAAGCAGACACTCTCAAAAAAGAACTTAATAAACATAGTACAAGACCTAACAAAT